ACCCTTGCTTTTGCGCTTTCACAAGCGACGCCGTCAGGTCGATGCCGACCTTCTCGAAATCCTTTTTGGTGTCCTGGCTGTTGATCTTCGCCAGCAGGTTGACCATGTTGTTACCGGCCTCGTCCTTTGTACCGGCAGTGATGACCGACGCCTGCGACGCAGAAATCAGCTTTTCAAAGCCGGACATGCCGCGCATACCCAGCATGCCCTTGGACACTGCCATCATCTGCGGCAACCATTTCGCCATGTCCTTCAGCTCAAAGCCGCCTTCCTGACCGGCCTTGATCGCCTTCGACAGCGCTTCGGGAATTTGATCAGCCTTGAGGCCGAAGTTCTGCATGGCGCGGATGGCGATCTGGGTCAACTGGGTGACATCCGCGCCGGACGCTGTAGCGGCACGCTGCAAATCAGGCAGCATTTGCAGTGCCTCATTGGTCTTGACCACGCCCGATGCAATCATTTCATTCAGGGCTTCGGCTGCGGTATCGCGAGAGCCGCCGCTGGTGCGCACGGATTCATTGATCTTTGCTTCCAGCACGTTCATGCCTGCGATGCGCCCCTTCAAATCCTCGTCCGCGTAGGCGACGTTCGCCATATCGGCCAGCCGCGCATCGAACGACATAGGCCGTCTGACCATGGCAGCAGCGACCACGCCTCCAGCGACCGCACCTGAAGCGACGCCGTCGATCTTGCGCACGCCTTCACCGGCCTGTGCTGCCTTGCGGCGCACATCGTCAAGGCGGCGGGCGACACCGGACAGGAAACCGTTCGTCCGCTCAAACGATGACCGCCCGGTGCCGACCCGGTTCAGTGCATCGTTCGCCCGGCGTGCGGCTGCGGTGGTCTGATCAAGCGCGGCGGTCGCACGCTTGGCGTCGCCTTCGACCTTGCCGACTGACGTGGCCTGTCCAACAGCGGTAACCGCCTTGTCGGTCTTGGTCGCTGCTTTCTCGGTTTGTTCCAGTGCCTTGTTCTGGCGCTTGGTCGCATTTTCCAATGCCTTCGCGTTGGCATCGGACTTCTTGGCGATGTCCGAGACTAGACTGATGTAGTACTTGATCGACAGGTTCTTCGTGGTCATGGCGTGGCCTTCTTTCTCGCTTCGTTAATCTGTTTCGCCCACAGCAGCAGCAGGCTTTTACGGACGCTGTACAGAGTGGTCGGCGAGCAGTTGTGGGCCAGACTGATGTGGTGCACCATCGCCATCCAGTTCCGCAGTCTGGCCCTCGGATCGCGGGGATGGGGTCACCTCCTGCACAGGCTCGCCACTGAGCAGCTTGTCAAAGTCAGCCGCGGATAGCAGGCCGTAGCGCACCTGTGCGGCAAGACCGATCAAGACGCAGCGCTCTTCAATGCGGTGAAGGTCAAACGGCGACAGCTTCCCGAACAGCTTCAAGTCCAGCAGGTCAAGGCCAATGTCTTCCAGACCCGGCATGGTGAATTTCTCGACGTGACGCATGGTCAGGGCCATACGATAGATATCGTCGGACAGCACCAGCGTCGGCTTGCCGCCGATGTGCATGAGACGTTCCGCCATTTCAACCGCAATCATTTCGTCTTCCACGGCGGTCTCGCGCAAGCGCACGACTTTGTATCGGACTTCCTGACTTCCTATGCGGGACTTCAGGCCGTCGACAAGATGCAGTTCGTAGAGGTCTTCTTTTTTCATGATGTGTACCTGACTAAAAAAAAGCGCCGGATCGCATGAGACGATTCCGGCGCAAAGGCGCTACTGCGCGGGACTTACCTTAGAGCCACTGATACGGCTGCAGCACGTTGAATTCGATGTCGACGGCACCGTTGCCGACTTCACCCATGCTCTTGAACCGGCACTTGCCAGCGCGGACACGCTGGCCGGTATGCAGGTTGGTGCAGACCATTTGCGCGTTGCAGACCTTGGTGTACTGATCTGGCGTCACGCTCACGCCAAACAGAATCTTGGCCTTGATGACACGGGCAACACGCTTGCGCGTAGTTGCATCGTCGCCCGTTCCGGCCAGCACCGCCTCGGTTTCAAAGTCTGCTACGCCTTGCAGCGTGGCGCTGCCGTCTTCGATGGGAAGCACGTCACCGTCAACGGTGAGCGAGTCCACTCGGAAAAGTTCGCTATCGCATCCAGCCATGGTTACTCCTTTAAAGTCTAAAAATTCGTGTTGCTAAGCGCCGTCTACTGGCCGGTGTTAAACGTGACCGGCTGCGAACTGGCTTGTGATTTCGGTCTGATAGTGCTGAGTGATCAGGACAGGGTTGTCGATGATCTTCAGCTTTCCGGCCGGGCCGTCGACCTCGGCCGCAATCGTCTTCTTGTAGTAGTCCATGTTCTGGAACAGACCGGCGTTGATGAACTGTTGGTAGCAGTTCAGCATGACTTCCTCGCCCAGCGCGGCGGTCATGATCTTCTGACCCGGAATCGGCTCGACCAAATATTCGGCCAGCTTATAGCCGCGATACTTGATCTGAAACTCAGACACCACGAACCAGCGGTAGTAGCTCAACGTCTTCACCCAGCACAGGTCGCGCCAGCTTGGGTCGACAGCGCCGGTCGGATGGGTGATGTAGTTCGTCACCAGTCGCAACAGATTAGCGGTGCCGTCTTCGGCCACTTCCAACACGCAACCACCGGCGTTGAGCAGGTTGTTTTTCTGCGTCGATGCCTCGAAGTCATCCAGCTTGCTCGCGGCCTTGTAGCCAACCAGCGGCACGCCGGTGAAGGGAACCGCCGGGTCGATGTCCGCGTGGCTTTCAATCGCGGCTGCGGCCATCGCGGCGGTCTCCCATGGGTTAGTACGGTCGCGGGTGACGCAGATGGTATGGAACATAGGGCTATTGCGCGGCGTCAGCCATGTAGTGATCTGGCCTTCGGTGCCGCGCATGACGGTGACGACTTGGCCGTCCTGCATATCGGCGAAGTCCCAGCGTCGCTCCATCTCTTCTTCCAGCATGCCGATGTTGGTCGAGTCGTTGTAAGGAAACGCGATTTCGGTCGCACGATAGCCGCTCATAGCGGCAATCACTGGCGAGCAGTCGGGATTGACAGCACCACCCGCCATGGGCGAGATGGTCACGGACAAGCCCTGCGGAATGACATCATCTTGAAAGAAGAGTGTGCGCAGGTCGATGTCATTGCCGGTAGCACCGCCCCAGTTGCAGGTCAGGTCGATATCGCCAGCGGCTTGTCCCGCCGCCGCTTTGAGTGGCAGCGAGGCAGTCGCGTTGATGGCGTTGATCAGCTTCGTGCGGAGGGTCGCCAGCGTGTCGTTGACCGACACGCCGACGCGCACACGCTCGCCGCCGATGTAGAGCGGCAGTTCGCCGGACGCGTGCTGCGCATCCAGCAGCAGCGTCACCTTGCCCTTGGCCGCTTCGGCAGTGTCGTCATCGACCAGGATGACGGCGTCGATGGGCATACCCAAGCCGAGGTTGGCGCGAGCGCCACGCCACATCGCCATCAGCATCGTACCTTCGCCGAAGGTGCCGAGCGCTTCCGACTCGGTGCTGATGCGCATACGCTTGTTGATGTTCACCACCAGCGGTGGCTTGGCCTGACCGATCAGCAGTACGGCACGCGGCATGCCGCGCAGCGTGCGGAACGCATTGCTGGCGTCGAACTTGTGCACGACGGCAGGCATCAGGAAGTTCAGAGACAGGAGGTTGGAGATCATTGATTCACCCTTAAAGCATGGTTAAAAATGGTTTGGTGCAGCTTCTAAGCGGCGCTGCGGCCTTACTTGGTGCGGATCAGGTCGCCGTCGTCCAGCAGGCGCAGCACGCGCACGTTGGTGGTGATCGACGCCGTCTCTTTCTCGCTGAAGTAGTCGCCGTGTTCGTTGTTCGGCACCTTGCGGTCGACGCCTGCTTTCACGCCGATTGTTTCGCCGATGCGCGGGCGTTTGAACTTCGGTGTGGTTTCGGTGGAATCGTCTTGCTTGTCGGTTTTAGCCATCTTTCATCTCCAAAGTGTGAGAAACGTTTGAATCGTTCGGGGTCTCCGGCTGCGCCGGGACGTGGGTTTTTCCAGTGGTCGAGATTTCGACCTGCTTCATGTCCGGCAGCACAGGGGCATTCGGCTGCTGCGGCTTCTTGAATTCGACTTCCTGCCACCAGCCGACCATCCACAGCGCCATGCCTTTCTTGTCGACGGCGCGGTTATAGAGGTTTTCGGCCATGATCTCTTCGGGCGGGCCGGAGCAGATTTCTGCGCGCCAGCCTTGAAACAACGCTGTCAGCACCTCGGTGCGCTCCATGGCTTCGCGCATGCGTTTGTTTCGGTCGCTGTGCTTGGTCGCCACAAACAGGGCGATGCGCGCTCGCCAAATTTCCTTGCCGCCCAACGTCTTGCCTCGTTCAATCTTTCGCCAGCCCAGCGCGGCGACAAAGACAGCCGGCGCATTAAACGACTTCACGTCGATCTCGTCAGAACTGAACTCGCCACCGTAGTCTTCAATCGTCGCGAACAGCTTTACAGTGTTGGCTTTGATGTGTGTCTTGATCTCGTCCAGTAGCTTCCCGCTGTTCATCAAATGCCTCGCAGTTCGTTCACAATCATGTCGCCGATGGCGTTCTCGTCTTTCTCGTTCTCACCCATAACCGGGCGGGCCGTCATGTTGAAGCGATGCCCGGTGCGCCCGGTTTCACCGCCGAAATGGTGGATGCGCGCATATGGCGAATCGGAACCCCATTCAACACCGTCATCCGTGACCTGATAGACGTAGCTCTTGTAGAGCAAGCGGCTGCGAATCAGGGTCTGACCACCGCGACTGCCTGCTGCTTTAGATGGCGGCATCGCAGTGCCGTCGAATAGCTTCTGATGATCGAATCGGTCTTGAATCTGACCGATGGCGTACTCGCCGATGTCTTGCTTCAGCCCTGTCAGGTCAGCGGTCGCCAGCCGGTGCAGGTGTTCCGTCAATGCATCGTTGGCGAAATTCCACTGAAGCGAAACGCCTTGATCGCTCATTTCCCGAACGCGCCCCAGTTGTAGCGGCTTGGCATACGGCCAGAACGGACGCCTTTGCTGTGCACCTGCTCCTGCACCAGCTTGACCTTGCCTGCGGAGACGTCTCGCAGCCAGTCAACCCAACGCTTGCAGCGTTTCTCTGCGCCTTCGGTCATGTTGTCGTCGTCATCCTTCAGGTAGCAGCGCGCCAGTTCAAGGCAGCAGCTTTTAACCGGGGCTGCGGCGATCTGTTCCGCTGTCAACGGCAGCGCTACGACACTCAGAAAGTAGCCGTCCATCCACTTCCCGGCCTCTACCATCGCGTTATCCAAACGGGCGACGGCTGTCCGGGCTTGCGCGATTTCGTCGTCGGTCGGGTCGCCGGTGATCGCATCGGCCATCACCATCGCCAGCAACTCCGGCGTCAGCAATTCCAGCTCGTCGCGCAAGAGGTCTGTGGTCTCTCCGATGCCGAATGCATCGACAAACTGTTGGCCGGTGGCGTAGGTCATTTCGCTTTGCTACCTTTCGCAGCCTTCGGCTTTGCGGCACGCGCCTTCGGCACGCCCTTGGCTGGTGCCTTCGGTGGTGTCGCGACCGGCATTTCAGTCACGGTCTCGGCTGGTGTTTCAATGGCGGGCGCCGGTGGTGGCGTTGTCTTCTTGGCTGGCGCTGGCGCGGTTTCGTCGATCTCTACCAGTGCGCCGCTGTCTACCAAGTCCTGGACTTCGCTTTCGTCCACGGTGACGGTTGCGCCGATATCGTGGTGCTTACGATGAAGGCGCACGTTCTGCGCCACCTTGTACTGTTTTTCCATTTCCGCTATTCCCGGTTGGGTGGAGAAATGGACAGCGCCGCAGCGCTGTCCATGGCAGTCACAGCGACAATTACGCCGGAGTGATGACATCCTTCAGGAAGAAGCCCAGCGACGGCGCGCAGATGACTTCCTTGACGGTCTCGCCGACGCGCACCATGCGGCCACCACGCAGGCCGATGTTGCTGTCGTCCTTTGCACCGGCGACACGCTGGCCGGTCTGCGCGGTGAAACCGAAGGTCACATTTGCACCGTCGACCACGCCGGACATCTTGGCCGCAGCCGCGTCTTGATACGTCAGGGACAGACCACCAGCCCAGCACGGTTGCAGGTTTGCGTTTTGACCCGGCTTGGCGGAGTTGAGGCGCGCTTGGCCGACGACGATCTTTTCGATTTCCAGCAGTTCGGCGACACGCTCTTTTGTCACCGCGCCCTTGTCACCGGAGGTGCCGTTTGCTGCCTTCGCGATGACCGGATGAGTACGCAGCAGACGCCATTCGCGCTGACCGATTGTCATGGTGTTCGGGCGCAGGATCGGACGATCCAGATAGTCCAGCAACATTTCCAACGGGTCGCTGTTCGCGTTGTCAAAGCGGTCAGCGGCGGCGATGGTCGCATTGTTAGCACCGTAGGAAGCCGGGTTGAACACCAGTTGCGCCACGCGGTATTCGCGATCCAACAGAACCAGACCAGCCAGCCATTCGGACGTCATAGCTTCCAGATTGGTGTTGTCGGGTGCGTCGGTGATATCGCTGTTCGGCAGCGGGTGTTCCAGACCATAGTCTTCGGTGGAATTGCTGACCAGCTTGCCCTTGAAGTCGACTTGATTCACACGCGAACGACGACCGACTTTCGTGTCCGGCACGGTCATGAATTGCTCGACTGGGTATTCCTGATACTTGAAGCCGGTTTTGCTCAGCGGTGTCGAACGCGGCAGGACTTCGTCAGCGATCAGGTTGGGGTTGCGGACAGCGATAGCAATCGCGGTCAACTGGGTGTCTTGTGGAAATGGGGTAGGCATTTGCTCTCCTGTGAAATCGTATGAAAGTGGTCGTACAGCCGAACCCGACTAGGCCATGGGTTCGGCGGCGTCTTCCTCCGGGCTTTAGGCGTCGCCCGGCAGTTCCCTCACGTGAATGTTCTAGCCGCGCAGCAGCACGGAACCGATGTCGCCAGCGTTACCGCTGACCAGCGCACGGCCCACTGCATCGTCAGCCGCAGCAGCCGGGATGGCATGGCCTGCGGCGTCGCTCTTGACACGCTGGCCGCGAGTCACCGCCGCGCCATAGACGACCGGCGCAATCTGTGTCAGCACTACATCGACGCGCTCGCCATCTGCCGAATCGGCATCGGTGGAGACGCCCAGCACGCTCGCACCAGCGGTGGCAACGGTGACGAGGTCATCGGCTGCGCCGAACATGACGAAGGTCCGCGCCAGCACGGCACCGACAGCGCGGTAATTGGCAATCAAGCCCGGTTTGTTGTACATGTGATCGCTCCTGTGTTTGAGTGAATGTGGTGGTGCTGCGGTGTACCGAGATGCCCCGGCTTACTTCGCCAATTGCGCCATTGCTTCGGCGTAGGAGACCGTGACACCGGCCTTGGCCTTGTCGTTGATGTATTCCTGAATGCGGCCTGCAATCGCCTGCGCGCTTTCGTTCGGGTCACCCGCGTTTTCGTTACCGGTCTTTTCGTTCAATGCCACCTTCGGGGATTGACCGGCCATGAACTCGGCAAACCATTCACCGGGCGTCTTCTTGGCGGTCTGGCCGCTGGCCGAAAATTCGAACGACTGGGTGGTGCCGGTTTCCAGCGCGCCCATGAATTCGGCCAGACCAGCAGCTTCCGCAGGCAGCACCTTGCCTTCTTTCTTCCAGCCTTCGATCTGGGTGGTGATGCGCTCGCTGCGACGATCAGCTTCGACGCGGGCGGCGCGGGTATTGGCGTCTTCCAGTTGCTTGGTGAACTCGGTGGTAGCTTGGGTGCGGCCTTCGAGGCGAGCGGCTTCGAGGTCTTCTTTCGTGATGGTCATTGCAGTCTCTCCGGTTGTGAAAGTGGGGTTGTCGGCTTCGGTAACTTCGTCCAGCAGGTCGCCCGCTGCCGACTCAAGCGCGTCAATCTGATAGTTCGGGATGACCCGGTCTGCCTCTTCGACGCCTTTGTCCGCGATGACTTGCTCGCGCAGGTTGCGGAACAGGGATGCAGCATTGTTCAAGGCCCACGCTGCGCTATTGAGCGACGCCGCCGAGAATTCCATGTACTCGCCGCTGTCGCTGAAGTTCACCGACAGACCGTCGATAGCTGGCGGTGCCGCACCGAGCCAGCCGACATGCCGCAGACGCAGCCCATGGGCTGGGTCGCGATAGATCGAAACCGAACGGTTGCGGTACGCGCCGGTTTCGACGCCTGCTTCAAAGGCTGGATTGATGTCTTTGAATTTGACGTACAGCAGGTCGCCGTCACGCTTGATCTCTTCTGTCCACGCGAAGGCCGGGTCGTTGTCTTTGGGATGACCGAGAACGGCAGGCGCGGCACCAAGGGAGTGATTGGCGACGATCTGATCAAGGTCGGCTTGGGTGAACGTAGAGACCTGTCCTTTGGAGTCGGTATTCGTGCCTGCCCGGAATACGTCGATCCAGCGACCTGTCAAGGTACGTTTCGGTGTGGGGTGTTTTGTTTTGTCCATGCAGCGCAGTTTGCGCGTGTCGGACTAGGAAAAAATGGTGAACGATTTCATAAGGGGCCGGAATCGTTTAGCGGCCCCACAGGCGTTTTTTGCCTCATCCGGCTCCGCTGATAGCTCAACTGTGCCGAACGGCGTTTTTAAAGCGGGTCTGATCGTTTTTAAACCGGGTACGGCTTGAGGGGAGACGGCGATTAGAACAAATCGCCGGAAGTTGGCACAGGATCGTCTTCAGCCAGCACTTGAAACACCCGGCGCATCGAATAATGGACTTCGATAGCGATCTGGTCGATCTGCATGTTCTTCTGATACCGCAGTTGGCGAATCAAGGCGTGCTTGATCTGGCGCATCACGGCGTCATTCTTCGGCAGCATCAGCGTCTCGCCGCCGTACCAGTCGACCAGCTTGGAGAATGCTGGTGCGCCGATCTGTTCCAGCAGCGGGTGTGCCGGGTCGACCTTCTTCGGCACGCACAGGTACGCGCCGCCGCGCCACCCAACAATGCGCAGCGCTGCCGACTCGCCGACGCATTCGATTAGATCGCGAAGAGAGTCTGGCAGCGCCAGCGGGTTGTTGATGTGTTGCGGGTTTTCCATCAGTCGACTTTCAGGTCTACTCGTTTGGCCCATTTCTTCAGGGCTTCAATCAGTTCTACCAGTTGCTGCACCGAGGCGAAGCGCAGTGCGCTAAGCCTTGGCTGCTGGCGCTTGCTCCAACGTTCCAGCGCTTCACGTCCCCGGACTCGCACTGCGCCTGCGTCAGCGAGCGCGCCCCACAGCGCCAGCAGCTTGTTGATCTGCGGCTCCCGCCATCCGTCCGTGGGATTGGTATCGTTGCCGGTCGCTACCAGCAGCGCGCCAAGCTTGCGATGCGCTTCTGCGCGTTGCTGGGTATCCAGCGCCGATGCCGAAGCCACCTTGAACAGGTCGAATAGCCAATCCTTATACTGCTCTTCGCTCATGCCCGACTTGATGGCCTTGTAACGGATGGCCTGACTGTCGCGCTTGACTGGGTCGGATGACAGGGCCACGTTAGCGCTCCTTCTTCTTTGCGGCTTTCTTCGCTGGCTTCGCGTCAGGATCGAACTTCTTCCAACGCGTGTCAGCGGCCTTCATCGCTTCGGTCTGCGGCATGCCGCCAAATGGCTTCAGTGCTTCGCTGATGTCTTCAAAAGCAATTTTCTCGGACATCTCAAACATGCCGCCGCAATAGATAACGGAACCGGCGATCACTGCCGCATTGACCAGTCGTTCCAGCGGCGCTTCTTGTTTAGCTTTTCCCATGATGTTCCTCTCGATGTTGGGATGATGGCGTCGCAAAGCAACGCCATCAGGTTAGTTTTTCCGTGTTGCGCGGACTTGTTTTCCGGTCGGCGCGGTCAGCCACCATTTCTCGTCCCGGCCAAGTTCGTCGAGGCGGTATTGATGCTGCTTGAACAGCAGGCCGATTTCTCCGCTTGGACGCAGGAAGCCCCAAGCCTTCTCGCGCTTGGCTCGATGGAAGAACAGCGTCCATACCGGGGTGCCACCTTGAGGCAGAATGACGCGATGGAAGCTATCGCCGGTAAGCTTGTTAAACCAGCGAATGTCGCGCAGGCCGTAGCGCGTGTCTTCCATGTACCAGCCGACCAGAATGAAGGACACGGCCCAGCGCCACGGATGGTCGTGCAAACCGCGATCAGGGTCGGAACCGACGAACTGGTGCAGGTAGAAGTGCGTACCGAAAATTGTGAACAGGTAGTAGCGTTCAAGGTACGGCGTGTCGCCATCGCTGATTACACGGCATGGCAGAAAGTTGGTGAGCCAGTTCAGAATGCGTTTCATGTGGTTTCTCCTTTGGTTGTTGTTGCTCAGTGCATTGCGCCGGTGAAGTAGTGGTGCGTTACTTCTCCGTCTGCATACTTGCTCTCGACGATGGTGCGGGGGTCGTCCGGGTTCCGGTAGAAGCTGACCGTCATACCGATGGGAAGAAGTCTCCCCAACGTGACGATTGCTTCCTGCAACATGGCCCGCTTCACGTCTTCCTCATTGGTGACGGGCGGCACCATGGCTAGATGTTCGCCATGTCCAGCGGCATCGCCTCGTACTTGCCGCCGTCCACCCGGCGATACAAGCGGATGTAGGTCTTGGTGCCAGTGACCTGCACCGAGTCACCAATCGCTTCCATCGCGGCCTTCCACTTCGCGTCGTCAATTTTTAGCCGGCGCAATGCCAATACGCGACCGGTGTTGATCGTGCCTTCCTTGTCGGTGTCGAATGCCTGTTGCACCAGCGCCTTGATTTCGGGGCGCGAGCCTTGCGCCCATTCGTTGATGCAGTCGTCGACCAGTTCCTTCGCCGCCTGAAGACGTTCGTCGAAGGTGATGTAGTCGCCTTTCTTGATTTGCACCTTGTAGTCGCCGTTGAAGGTCGGCAGTGTGATATTGCCCTTGTCGCCGCCGACCTTTGCGCCGTACTCTTCCGCCGACATCGTGACGAATGCGGAGATATCGGCGAAGGTCTTGCGTTTGAAGTCGGCCATTAAGGCAGCGAGACCTTCGGCGGCTTTGACCACTTCGCGCACCAGCTCGTCGCGGGTCATGTCGATTGGTTTGATGAGGGCTTCAGGGATAAGACGACCTTTGGCGTCTTCCATGTAACCGCTGGATGTGTCTGTATTCGCTTGCATACTGTTTCCTTTCAGTTGGTGTTGCTTCAATCGGGGCTTCCTGTTTCTGTTCAATCCTTCCGGCCATTTAGGGCAGTCGCAGCAGCGCGGTACGGATGGCCGTGCGCTTATGCCCTAACTCTTCCGTTTGCGCCTCATGGCGCGCCTCGGCCTGCTTGGCGTCAATCTTCGCTTCCCACAGCAGGCGGTCAATCGTGCTTTGACGTTCATGCAGAGTCAGCAGGCGTTGTTGGAGCCACCAGCGATACAAGCCGGTGAGTGTGTCGGCGACGATGTTTTTCATGTGAGTTCTCCCGGTCTTAGGCGCTGCGGCGTGGTGGCATGAACAAAACCTTCTCGGCGGTCTGGTCGATCACTTCCGGCGAGATGTCGTACTTGTGCAGGGCGTAATCGCGTAGCGCTGGAATCAAGTTCTCGACCAGCATGCGAACGGAGCCTTGGCAGTAGTGCCAGATGGCCTCCAGAACGTCTTGTGCAAGCTCCCCTTGATCTGCCAATGCCGCTTGTGCGATGGCGTCGATATCGGCACGCTCGGCCCGCTGGATGGCCGCAGGCCAGAACCCGACGCGGCTGCGAATCTGATCGAACTGGCCGCGCAGCGGCTTGATCAGTTGCATCAGGCGGTCGGTTCCAGCCAGCACGATACCGACATTGGCCTTGTCACGGATGCGACGCAGGTAATGCAGACACTGCGGCATCATGGTCTCGGCTTCGTCGATGATCAGTAGGCGCGTCGTGTCCTTCAGGGCTTCCACCACCGCGCTGAACTTCTTGTCCATGGAGTTCGGGCAAGGTGCGCCCAGCGCTGTCAGCAACTCGGTCAGCAGCACACCGGCTGTCATGTTCGGGTTGGCCTCTACGATGATGGTGTGTTCGTTCTGGCCTTGGTATTGCTTCAGGCCAGCGGTCTTTCCGACGCCGACGGCGCCCGTGAGAATGCCGAAGTTCGCATACTTGCGAGCGCGGTCGCAGACCAGCGCTGTCATCTGGTAGATGGACGTAGTAACGAACGGGATGGTCGCCACGGAGGAACGCGTTTCGTGCGCTTCGATGGCAGCTTCCATTTCGCTAAGCTGGCGGCTCGGCGAGGTCGGATACTTGCCGCTCAAAATCTGCGACATGGTCGACGGCGAGATACGGGCCAGACGTGCGAGCCAACTGCGGGTCATTTCCTTGTCGTTGAGCCACACGACAATGCGCTTCGCGGCATCCACATCGGCGGCGTCGTAGCTTTCCGCCCATGTGGTCGGAACGGTCAAGGGTGCTGCTTGCTTTGGTGCTGTTGCCATTATTTTTTCTCCAAGAGGTCAATCACAATTTCCGAATTCCGCTTACGTGAGAGTCGCGGCACTTCTACCGTTTCAAGTTGTTGCAGTTGGGAGCCAGCGGTGATGCTGTCCTGCGCTCGCGCCTGTGCTTCGTCCAGCTTCTGTTCCAGGCGGCGTTGCTGGCCCTTGAGTCGCTTCTGACGTTGTTCGTCGATGCGGGAAGGTTCGACCACGCCAATCGTCTCGACCAGATTGGCAACACAGACGAAGCGGCCAGATTCTTCAAACAGCCGCACATGCTTGTCGTCGTGCAGGTCGTATTCGACGGCCAGCTTGGTGCCTTGCTCAAACAGCGTCAGCGCCTCATGCCAGTAAATGCGCTTGTGCAGTTCGATCAGGTGGCGCTTCTGCACCGTGCGGATTTCACGCGGCCTGATGATCGCCTCGGCAGGCAGTTCAACGGATACGCGTTCAAGCCCTTGCCAGACCTGCGCCGGGGTCATGCCATCAAGCGCCTGCATCGGCGTGTTGTTGTACTCGTCGATGAAGTTGGCAAGGCTCTCGACGTAAGCCGCCAGCGAAGGAATCTTGCGGCGTCCGTTTTCGATTTCGGATGACAGGCGTCGATTCACCTCTGCTGCCATGTCGCCGCCGCAATACACCATACCGTCATAGAAGAACTTGTCGTGGTGGTCGCGCACCGTGCGGAACCAGCGTTCGATCCAGCCTTTGCCGTGCGGGTTGCCCGGCAACGCGCCGATGACCGACATGGAGAAACGCTCATAGAAACCGGTGCTGTCGTCGTTCAGCAGCTTGGCGCGATAACCTGCGCCCCGGTCGAGATACAGCGCCGCAGGTACGTGGTCAAAGCGCACCATCGCCGAAGACAGCGCGAACAGAGTCGATAGCGCGGACTCGGACTCGCTGATGTACCAGCCGGTGACGTAGGCCGACCGGATGTCGATGAAGGCCGTCAGTTCCGGGCGATAGAGGCGTCCGGTGTTCGGATGCGCCACGTAGCAGTCGCAGGTGTGGCCGTCGCCTGCGTAGACCTCACCGACCAGCAGCGTGGTGCGATCACGCGGTTGCCAAATTTGCCGTTGCAGCTTGTGCAGGTTCTTGCCGACACGCTGGGGCGAGTGCTTGCCCAGCGTTGCAGGCAACGACTTCAGATACCTCTTTACCCGCGACTCGGTCGCCGAGTCGTAGCCTTCCTTGCGCAGCTTCAGCGCCACCCCCGAATAGCCGGGGTTACTGGGGATGTTGAACAGTTCGGTTGCCCGCGCTTCCCAGCCGTAGTCCTTGCGGACGCGCCCGGTATGTTTTGGCAGCAGCCCGGTCTTGCCGTCGCGCTTGTAGTCGGCCATCCAACGCTTCAGCGTAGGCACGGAAATGGTTTCCTTCAACATCCCCAGTAACC